TCCAAGGTGCCGCTGGTCAGCAGGGCTGCGCTGTGGTTAGGCAGGTCCGCCCCAGTGATTGAAGTACCAGCACTGACGTGGCCTTCGGCGTCAATCGTGACCTTGGTGTAAGTGCCAGCAGTTGCGGTGTTGGTGTGATTGAGGTTGCCGGAGCCATCAACGTTTAGACCAGTGCCGGGGATGACTGCACCTTTGGCAACACTGGTGGCAGCAGGCATGTCGCTGCTGATGATCGTGCGCCCGTTGGTGACAAGACCCTTGGCGTTGTAGGTGACTAGGCCGTAGGTGACGTTGGCGGTTACGTCGTTGTCAATCTCCAGGACGGCCCCGTCCATGCGGAGACCTTCGCCGTTAATTGCAACACCACCGCGAGCACTCGTTGTAGGAGCAGGCAGGTCTGCACCAGTGATCGTGCGGTAGCTAACAGCGCCAGCAGAAGCAGCCGGACCAGCAAGGAATTGGGCAGCGGCTGTGGTGTTATCCAGCGTTGCACTGACGGTTACATCGTTGCCGCTGGTGGTGACAACAATGTTGATCGTGCCAGCTGTGCTGCCAACAACGGAGCCAACAGAACCTGCAGCCTTGAAGCTGACCCAAGCGCTGCCGTCCCAGATGTAGGCGTTGTCGTCGTCGGTATCGAGCGCGATCTGACCAGTGAACGCACCAGATGCAGGCAGGGTGGTGACAAGATCGACGGTGGATTCGTCGCCCAGCTTTGCTGCGGTAACAGCGTCGTCCTGAATCTTGGCCGTGGTTACGGCGTCAGTTGCCAGAGAAGCGGCAACAATTGAACCCGAGCCAAACAGGATCTTGGCGCTTGGGATCGTGGCGTCCGCAATCAGCGTGGTGGCGTTACCCACCATGTCGGTCACGGTGATCTTTTTGGTCTCACTCGCAGAGACATCAACGATCGGCAGCAGGTCACCTGCGGCTAAATTCGCCCCCGCAAGAGCTGTAAGTTCGCTAATCCGAAGGTCAGCCATACCGCCTAAGCCGACAGAGCACTGTTACCAACTAGCTTAGCCGCCTTACTCGATGTCTTCCTGCAGCAGAACTGAGGTGCCGTTTTGTTCCAGCACAATCTCACCGTCGTCCTGTAGCAGCAGTTTGTCGGATGGGGTGGTCTTGGCAAGTAAGCGGATTGGGCCAGTGGTCACGAAATCTGCGGTGATTTCAACGGCATTGTCAGGCGAAAAATTAACGCCCGCTTGAGTAATCAAGCCGTCAACTTCGTACCAAATTTCGTCGTCAATTGACGTGCCATCGCCAATCTCGTTGCCGACCTTTAGGTAAAACTTGCTGCCGAACTTCGATCCAACCTCGGTACGGACGGCGAGCTGCAATAAGTAATGGGCAGACTCCGCGCTGGATTGCTTGGCGTAGGACGGCAGGTACTCCCAGTAAGCCCGGAAAGTCCCACTGCCGCTGATGAGGCTGGAATACTGCGACCGGAACTCATCGCCCAGTGCGGTGGTGTCTACGGCCTCGCGGCTGGTGTTCAGCTCGAAGTAGGTGCATTGCGCCAAAATGTGCGGCACAAGATTCGTGACACGCACTGCAATTGGAATATCTCGCGCTATCGAAGCCAGGACGATTGCTTGACTCTGAAGACCTTCGATGGACTTATCAAACGTGTCGTACAGCCGGATGCCGCCCAGCTCATCAACATTGATGTACCAGTGGCCGGAGTCTTGAACGCTATTAACGACCCAGCCGCTTGCATCTACAAAGTCAAGGTCGGTGCCGTCTGTCGTGCGGATTTCTAGTTGATCGCCGCTGTTCAAAAAGCCAGCATCAAAATCAAAACTAAAACGCCGACGGGAAACATTTACGTCACCCGGATTGACGACAGAAAGTTTCTCGGCAAGCTCTGAACTACGCCGAAGTTCGACCAGACCGTAGCTGCCGAGATAGACGCTCATTACAAGGTTGCGGTGGTCAAGGCTCCAGTGCCCTGGAAGCTAATTTGAGTGGTGACAATCTCGCCAACCGAAACGCCAATGCTGACGCTGGTGATGTATGCGGTGATGGTCACATCGTTATCACCAGAGTCTCCAGCCAATCGCAGGGTCAAGCTCACCGTGTCAGTGCTTGAGACACCGCCTGTTTTTACCAGATTGCGTAAAAGCGTGCTGGCGTCGTTGGTGTCATCTGTGTCTATGTAGTACAGAAGACTGGCGGTGCCGCTGAAGCTTTGGACGCCTGGGACGTAACTGCGCTGTAGATCGCCAAGCGTTGTTGCCTCAAGCGTCTCCAAGTCAGCCTGAAGCGTCCAGTTGGTCACTTTGACCAAGGTGTCGGAGCCCAGAAGCAGGCGTCCGTCGCGTCCGGTAAAAATCTGGGCCATGACGTTAGTTTAGAGAACCCCGATGAGCTTTACCCGAACGCTGCTAACGCCAGGTCGAACAGATGTAACCTGCGGCGCTTCGGCATAACGCCACGCATTTGATCCGGGTACATCCAACGCGCTGTCGGTGCCGCTCCAACCAGTACGCACTTCCGAAGGAACAGTGAACGTCTGGAAAGTGCCTTGCGTCTCATCAAAATGCGTCAAAAACAGTCCGGCGTTGGTGTCCGTAACGTTGTCGTAGTTCAGCTCCAGCGACATGTTGGTGCGCTGGCTGCCGTACAGAATCCGAGTCTCAGCGCCGGATTGCGCCCGAAACGTTTTGATCGGGTAATCGCCGGGGTTGAAGTTGCGCCCGGTGGGTTGCAGCGTTGGGAAGGCCATTAGGAATCAACCAGGAAACGGGCGGCGTTGGTAACGTCTTGCGCGATCAGGCTGCTGAACTGTTCGTCACATGGGAATTCTGATGCAGTAATCAGCACCACGCCTTCACCATCCAGCGTAAGTTGCTCGATCTGGTACACGTTCTGGGATGAGGTCTTTTCCAAAACGGTGAAGACACTGCCGCGTAAGGCTGTTTCCTGCACAAGCCCACCGCTGACAGTCATTGTGGCTTCCTCTACGTCCTCTGAACCGCTCTTGTAGTACAGGACGGAATACTGACCGTCAGCAAAAGTAGTGGCGCTGGTAATTACGCCAGTGGCGCTGATGCTGCCGTTTTGCGCCGAGCTGTAAGGGTTGGCTTCGGTTACGACGCGGATGAAGTTGCCAGGTGCCAGATCAATCCCGTAAGGCGATGTCTTGAACTGGATTGTGTGCGTAACCCGGCGGCGGACAGACAGGAAGAACCGTGCCACCAATTCAGCATGGGCTTGGCTGGTGCAGTATTGCGTCATGTCGAACTGCTCCAGTGGATCGCTGGTGCTGCTGTCTTCGTTCCAGCGAACAACAATGTTTCGCTCTTCGGGCAGCTGGTTTTCCGATTCACGCCGGAAGCGGACCATTGCCTGAAAATCTTTGCGTTCTTCGGCGTTGATGTAGGTCAGCTCGAAGCTGTCTTCAAAAATGTTGCCTGCCGTAAAGAGCTGCTTGATCGTTACTGGTCCGGTGCTGATGTCACCGCCGTAGGTCGTGGGTAGTGCAGGACTTAAGCCAAACCGTCCGTCGGTGATGGTGAAGTTGCACAGCATGAACGGTGCAGTGTCGGCAATGAAACTGCGGACGTTTGTTGCACCAGAAAGGGCGCCGTCAAAGAACAGCTTGTTTGCTTTTAAGAAACGGACTGTATTGACAAAGCTGGTGGTATCAATCAGTGGGGCGTTGTCAACCGTCATGTTGAGGATGTCGCCCATGCCTGCCACGCGGTCGGTCAGCAGGTAATACACCAAGTCACAGAACAGGTTGCTGGGTTCGACCGTTGCAGACTCTTCAGGATGGAAGCGCTTGACCGGCACACCGTTTTTAAGCCACACACGGATTTGATCCAGTGCAGTGAAATTGCGGGAAGCTTTCAATGACAAGCCCGCCAAGGTCATGTTGGTGTATTCAGGGACTTGATCGTTGCTGCTTATTTCGTTGACGTAAACGATTGTGTGCTCAGGGCTGCTGGCATTTGATTTTTCGACAAGGTTGCCATACAAACTCAGGTCACCGTATTGGCTCTGCTGTTCAAACGTCCTGCCTAAATAGTTGTATTCCTGAGTGATAGTTGTGCCGACAGATTCGATGACAAACCGAGCGCCAACGGATGTTCCAGGTGTGCGGAATGGGTTGTTGTTGTCAACGGTCAGCAGATAATCAACCGTGTCGCCAACTTGCCATTGGCTAGAAACGTAGTTCGTGTCCGTAGAAACGGTAATTGTTGGGGCCGTCCAAAGTTTTGTTTGACCGCTCCAGTGACCTTCTACGGCATAAACCTGGCTGCTAAGGGTCAGACGAATGCCGTGACCTTTAACGCTGGTCATGTCAAACGTTGAAGATTGAGTTACGCCAAAGTCATAGTTGCGAGCTGGGCCAAACATCTCTTCGTACCAGGCTTGGCTCCGGCCTTGGACTGCATCGGTGGAAACAACACCGGACACGCGGTAACGACGGCCAATCGTTGTAATGACTGGGCTGGACGGCGGATTGCGGAAGGGGTTTGAGCCTTGTACTGAGAACGTGGAAATAAATTCGCTTGCGCTGTCCCAGTTGACCGAGCTTTCAATAACGTTTTCTTCGCTGATGCTCCAAACAAAAGATTGGCCGGAGAAATGCGTGGTGCTTAAAGCGAGTTTGGTCAACAAATAGCGGACCTTGTACCAGCGGTTGCCCGAGACGTTGTGCTGATATTCAACACTGATCTGTGTGCCCTCGTTGCCTGGGTAGTTATCTGCAGAAGCGATACCAGAGCGTTGGGTAAGCTCCCAGCTATATGAACCGCTGCGGCCTTCGGTGTAGTTGAACGTGGGATCGGTGTACCAGTCCGTGAAGGAAATATTGGTTAGACGTGTTTGACTGCCCTGCTCGTCTGGCAGAAGCGTAATAATTCCAACGCTGGTGGGACGGTCGTTGACAACGGTGCGGTCTTGGTAGGTCGGCAGGCTTTGGAATTCTGAGTTTTGCTGAATATCCAGCTTTGTGACTTCACTGGCTGCTGCGATGACCTTGAAAGTGCCGTAAGCCGTTGTGTAGTTGGCCGCGAGCATTTGGCGCTCAGAGGCCGAGTCAGTAGAACCGCCGTTGTGCAAATGCCAGAAAACAGCATCATCCGGGGAGTGGCGTCCAATATCAGCGCCGTTCTTGGGGATGAAGCGAAACTCGTATTGACGATTTTCGGGATGTACCAGGCGGATGAAGTTGTACTGGTCAATTGGCTGGTTGCCAATAATGCAGAACTGCTCCCCAAGGGGCTGCCAGTCGAATGCATTTCCAGAAGCGTCAACGCCTGCAGGGCGCAAATAAATGGTGAAGACTGAAGCGCGTTTGATGTATGCGTTGACTGTTCCCGTATTTACGCTGACGCGCTTGCTGTCCAAATTGGCAAGTTGAACCGGGCTGGGAATGGTCTGAAAATTACAAAGACCATTAAGGCGCTGGAACACGTTGCTACGAATGCCGATTTCAGTCACTTCGCACGGGCGGTTATTTCGCACCACTGCAAGAGCAGCTTTAGTTAGCGGGTAGAACGCGACACCAGCGTTGTATTTGTCGGGCGAGTTGTTGTCGCTGATGTATTCCGAGCGCAGCATGTGCTGGGACACGATCCCGACCGACCGAGCACCAGTCGAGGTGTGCTCAATACACTTCAGCTGGATTGTTTGATCTTCGTTGTCTTCTGGTCGCCAGATGCCTTTGCTGCGGCTAATGACTTGCCATGTGCAGCGGGCAATCATGAAGAGTTCACCAACCTGCAGAGCATCGTCTGCGGCGGTACGCATTTCGGTTACAGCATCATTGATGTCTTGGACGCTGACTTCCCGATCGGTTCCCTTGTAGTAATCCTCGGGAATATTGTTGCCTGCAATGGTGAACGTTGCGATGTCACCGATATTGACTTCACGGACTTCTAGGCCGACATCATCAGATACGCCAACACCATTGACGGCGGTAATTCCCATGCGGCGGCTGTAGTTGCGGCCAATGCCGCTCATGCCGTCGTTGGCAATGATTCCGTAGTCTTGGTTGCGGCGCAGTAGTTCATCGCTCATGCCAGCTTGACCGGCAATCTTAACGCGCTCGTAAATCGAATTGAACCCTGGGTCTACCTTTTCAAAATCAACGTCGGGATTCTGCAGAATTGAAACAACGCGCCAGTTCACTCGATAGTGTGAGCCGTTGGCAATCGGTGCGTAGCAGCCAAACTCGGCGTTGTTGCTTAAAGCATGAGCCGCAGAAAATGCGGTGTCGTTATCGCTTACACGAGTAGGGCAGCTGTAAATATCGTCGTAGCTCTCAGGATCACCTGCTGCAAGTGAACCACGGGTGCCGTACAACAGGTTGATTCCACGCATCCGGCTGAAGCCTGAAATCGTGGTGTTTCGCTTCCAATAGAAGGCAAAACTTTGGTCATAAATGCTGTCAAGCGCTCCATTGCCAAGGAAAATGCCTTGCAGCGCAGGCGGATCCATGCCATCTGGGGCGACGCCTTCAGCAACCCCCTGTTCGCCTACAACAAACAGCAGCTTTACGCCTTGCTGCCTGCCATAGCTGAACATGCGCGACCACACCAGCTTTGGTGTAACCAACATGCCGCCGGTTGTGCCAGTCCAACGACCAAAAATGATGGGGATTGGGTCGCCGTAATTGGCTAATTCAGCTTGACTATCAAAGCCGTAAGTTGGACTGAAACGCTGACCGCCAAGAACGCTGTCAAGATTTAGCTGTGAACTGCCTGGAGATTGACGACGGGCGGCAGCAAGTTGAGGAGCGCGTGGTTTTGGCGCCAGCAGAAATGATGCCGCTGTAGATGCAACGCCAATGACAAGGCTGACAATTGCAATTGTTAAGGCATCATTTCTTATGTCTGGAATATGTGCGTATTCAGCAGGTCGTACTGCGCTACGGCGTTGAGCCTCTTGGGCAAAATAGCGATACTCGTTTTCGGTAATACCGGCAAGATCTAGAAGCTGCTTTTCGTACGGAAGCAGTTTGGAGCGGTAAACGATGACGCCGGAGCCCAGGCGACCTTGTTCAGATGCCGGTTGATGTAAAGGATTCCGGTCTGCCATGTCACCGCAAATGCCCAGTTGTCTTCACTGAGCAGCAAGATGTCCCCATCGTACTCGGGTCGTTCAATACGGCGACCCCATGTCAAAAGGTCACGCACGATCTGCTGTTTGCTAGCCGTGTACCAGTCAGCCTTAAACGGTGGCGTAGCAATATCCAGCCGGTTCAGGACCGTGTAAACCAAGTGGATGCAGTCGATTTCGGGGCCAGACCCATCCGCTCCATACAAGTACGGACGACCAATCAGGTCACTGCAATCTGACGCCACTGGTTACAGGGATGTTGCCGATCAATCGCTGGGTCAAGCGGCGTTGCGGGACTTCTGCGCCAACAGCATCCAGCACTGTATTTAGGGTCAGCTTGAGTTCGGCCTCTTTCCAAATGCCGCTTGCAACCAAGCCGTAATACTGGTGAACCTGCTCAAAACTGGTGCGGTCGTCAGGGTCAAGCAGCATCACCTGCACATGAACCATCCAGCGGCGGTCCAAGGCTTCGATTGCCCAGTTGCGGCTAAGCGTGTTGTTTGGCAGCA